CAAACCCGTGACAATACACGGAAAGGGTGACACGAAAAGGAATTTCATATATGTGGATGATGTGTGCTCTGCAATTGATTGCGTACTCGACCGAGGAGGTGTTGGGGAAGTTTACAATATAGGAACAAAATTTGAACTTTCAGTTTATGAGTTGTACCAAAAGTTGAGGAGTGTGATGGATGTGCAGGAGAATATTGCCTATGTCAAGGATCCGAGAGCACACAATGACTCGAGGTATTGCATAGACAGCTCAAAGCTGAGAAAACTCGGGTGGAAGGAAAGGTCAGATTTTACAGACAAATTAAAAGAGACTATTTCTTGGTATTTTCAGAATGCGGAATGGTGGGCTTAAAAAATTGGTTTGTAATTTAAGAATGAAATTAGTAGTCTTTGACTTGGATGGTGTCCTTGTCGATTCTCGACACCTTCACTACACTGCACTGAACAATGCTTTGGATCCTCAATTTAAAATTGGAATTGAAGAGCACCTTGCGAGGTACGATGGGGTGTCTACGAGTCGTAAGTTACAGATGTTGACGGAAGAAAAGGGTCTTCCGGTTGAGCTTCATCAGTCCATATGGGAGGCGAAACAGAAAAACACAATAAGTCTGATTCCGTCTGTCATTCATTTAGATCCAGAATTGATGAAGATACTCCTGACTCTCCGTGAGCGTGGTCTCAAGGTGTATTGTGCATCCAACTCTATCCAGGAGACTATGGTGGCGTTCCTGACTGCACTGGGCATCATCGACCTCTTTGACTTTTTAATTTCGAATCAAAATGTGGAAAGACCCAAGCCCGACCCTGAGATGTACCTCCGGTGTATCCTGAATGCAGGTGTCAGCCCTATGGAAACACTTGTTGTGGAGGATTCCCCAATTGGGAAAAAGGCAGCGTATATGTCGTGTTCGCATGTTTTGCCGGTGGGTTCACGCCGGGATGTCACTCTCGACGCGATAGATAAAGCTTTGATAAAGGCAATGAGTCTTAATAGAGTACGACTCGGGACGATGGATATCCGGTGGAAGAATAACATAAATGTTGTTATTCCTATGGCTGGGAATGGGAGTCGGTTTGCACAGGAGGGGTACATCTTGCCCAAGCCTTTGATTGATGTGCAAGGTGTACCCATGATTCAGAGGGTTGTTGAGAATCTGAATATTGATGGAAAGTACATATTTATTGTTCGGCAGGAGCATCTGGAAAAGTACAACTTGAAGGAACTTTTGGAGCGGATTGCGCCCGGATGTGTTATTGTGCCGACTGATGGGGTGACCGAAGGGGCGGCTTGTTCTGTATTGTTGGCGGCGAGCTCAATTGACAACGACACCAATCTTTTGATTGCAAATTCAGATCAGTTTTTGGAGTGGGACAGCAGTGCCTTTCTGTACGAGAGTATGAATGTTGATGGGTGTATTTCTACATTTGAGCAGACTGATCCAAATGACAAAAAGTGGAGTTATGCCTCTTTGAACGAGGTTGGTTTTGTGGATCGGGTTGTCGAAAAGGAGGTTATTAGCACACACGCAAACACTGGGATTTACTTTTGGTCGAAGGGGTCTGAGTTTGTCAAGTACGCCAAACAGATGATTGAGAAGGACATTCGGACAAACGGAGAGTTTTATATCGCACCGATATACAACGAGGCGATTTCAGATGGAAAGAAAATTAAGATTCAAAATTGCAAAAAGATGTGGGGACTCGGTGTCCCGGCGGATCTATTGAAGTTTCTCAATCATTATATAATCTGAGCAGATGCCCCGAGCATTCGTCTTTTCATCTTGAGTATATTGCGGAAGTGCATTTTCCGGCATGACACAGATTGTCTTGTCTGAAATTGGTGAACCAGGGTATGCCCAGATGTACCCGTGACTTGTCAGTGTGTACTTGTCATTTTCGTGCCAAAAATAGTTCAACTCTGTACTGTGAAGTTTCTCAAGAGCCTCTATATTTTTTGCATGAATCCACAAACCTGTTGTAAACAAAAAACTATAATCTATTTCGTATTGCGGGGAGTCGTGTCCGAGCCACCACTTGTCATCCTTGAACCACACATCACATTCGCAATCAAAATCGGAATTGAGGGCGTTTACTATGTAGTCTGGTCTGTTTTCGAGGAGGGGGAAGGGCCCCAAAAGGTTTCCTCGGTGAGATATGTATTTCATAATATAAAGGGGTGGTTCCTCTTTATAATAATGAAGATTCTGGTGTGTGTGATGGGTCAGATTCGGTATTCCGAGTTGACTTGGGCAAATTTCAAAAAGTATGTTTTGGAAGAGCTTGGGGCGGATTTGGCCACCTGTGGGCCTGACTCGCTGAAACTAAACGAGTACACCCGAAACTCAATTTTGAATGTAGATTCAGATTTGGAGACGAGTGTGAATGCTGAGCGTATCCTTCACCACCGAAAGCGTTTCTATGAGGAGTCGCCCAAAGATTATGACCAGTACATAATCACCCGATCTGACCACCTGTGGTATGGGCCTCACCCGAAGCTAAGCACCGACTACACTTGGTTTATGAATTCTGAATTTCATTTCGGAATTAGTGACAGACACTGGGTGATGAATAGAGAGAGCTTCCAGGAGTACTGTGAGAGTCCCCCCAATTTCAATTCAAAATGCGTAAACATAGAGCAGCACCTGTTTAACCAAGTCAAGTGGGGGCCAGGGACTGCTCTAAGTCCGTTTACAATGTATCTCACGGATGAGCAAGGAAAAACACGAAGACCAGATGAGCTCAAGGCGTCAAGGGAGACACTCATGTGGCCATTTGCCTTTGTACACAACGAGCTCAGCGAAACCGGAATGTACTCGGGGAGAGCAGTTAAAACTTCACTTTAAAGTCAACATGTACATCGTTTTCCGGATGAGCTGAACAATTTCATCCTGAATATTTGTCAAGTATGTATCTTTTGGGAGGTTGAGTGACTTTATTCTTTCGAGGAGGTTTCCGAAATATTCGCGCGCCTTGCTTGAATTTGTGATGTATCTTCCATTTATTTTAATAGGATTCATTCTTCCGTATTTCCCCATGTAAGCCTCTGCATACGTGTCAAAAAGTTTTTCAATTTTCTCATAGTATTTCTGGAGTGCTTTGTGTTGTGCGTATGATGTGGTTGCGAGGTGAAAGACGTGGGCCTGATTCCTTGAATTCATAAGGAGACCAACAAATTTTGTTGCATTTCCCGCCATACTCTATAGTGGTATTTTAATTAGGGTCGAAGCTGGGTTTGGGGAGGCTCGCCGGGTGAACATAGAGACTCGTATTTGGTTTATACATCGAGGCTAATAAAATCATTAAGAGAATTGTAATAACAATAATAAAATACTTTATCATTTATATTTAGCTAGAATAAGTTTACAGGGTATTTTTCTTTTGCACATTTTTTGTGCGTTTGTAACTATTCCGAGCATTCTTTTTGTTGTGCAAGTCCATATTCCGTATTTCACCTTGTATCCTGGTTTTGCGTAGAGGAGTTTCCAGGCTGCCCCGTAAAACTTGGCTTGCTCGAATACATTTGGGTGCGGTTTTCTCTTGCACTCAATCACCCTGTATTCCTTCCCCTTGAGGAAGACCAAGTCACCCCTCCCATACATCTCCTTACGCGGGATAACAAGCCACTCGTACCCAACCACATCCCACCCCTTTTCCTTATAGTAACATACACACTCCCAGTGCAAATCCTGCTCAGTGCGCTTCACACAATTCATACAATTTCCATATTTTTTTATTTTGAAATAGTAATATGCACAACAACTTGAACAATCTCGTCTATGATAAAATATTTCACGGTTTGAATAATAAGAATTTATTGAGCGCGAGCATGACGAGTAAGGATATGATGATGCGTGTGAAGAGTTACTTGAAGAGATCGGGAAGACACCACAGTTTAAAGTTGTTAGAACTTGCACACAAGCTGAATAAAGATAGAAAAGAATCAAAACATTGGTCAAAGCGTCCAAAAAATAACAATAACAGCAACTCGAGTTCTGGGTCTAGTGTGCGTCGTTTGTCTTATTAAGATGAGCACATGAGGCATCCCTCTGGGTTGTCCAGTTTACAGGCGATTACCTCTGGGCTCTCCACGGGGACGGTGACTTGGATTGGCTTGGCCTTGGACCGCGTCCTCAGGTAGTACATCCCCGTCTTGAGTCCCTTTCTCCACCCGTAAAAGTGCATACTTGTGAGCTTTGACGGTGTTGGGTTTTCCAGAAAGATGTTGAGCGACTGAGACTGATCGATATAGGCCCCGCGGTCGGCCGCCATATCGATGATGCTCTTTTGTGAAATCTCCCACACTGTCCTATAGACCTCCTTAATCTTTTCCGGAATGTCCAACCCCTGAACAGATCCCCCCGCCCTGATAATTTCATTCTTAATCTCTGGACTCCACTTGTTAATCTTCTGTAGCTCCTTGACGAGGTGTTTGTTAATCATCACAAACTCCCCGGCGAGAGTTCGGCGCAAATAGATGTTTGTTGTGTAAGGTTCGAACGCCTCGTTATTCCCCAGAATCTGTGCGGTCGATGCTGTGGGCATTGGCGCCACTAGAAGAGAATTCCGGAGGCCGTGCGTGATGATGTTATCCTTCAAGTTATCAAACACTGGCTTCTTGATGCCCCACATATCAAACTGTAGAACACCCTTTGAGGCGGGAGACCCCTGAAAAGTCTCGTATGGACCCTCCTCCTTTGCCAACTGGCAAGACTCCTGGAGAGCAGCATAGTAGATGTTTGTGAAAATGTGCGTGTTCAGTTCGCGTGCACCCTCAGAATCAAATGGAAGACCGAGCATCATGTAGACATCTGCCAGACCCTGAACACCAATTGCAATTGGACGGTGACGAAGGTTGGACGCCTTGGCAGGCTCGGTCGGGTAGTAATTCTTGTCGATGACCCGGTTGAGGTTTCGAGTCACAACATGAGTCACATCTTGAAGCTTATCAAAGTCGAAAAGATAAGGATGCGATCCGTCCGGTGCAGTCATCTTTTCATTCTCCTTGAGGAACGCCGGGAGGCTCAGGGATGCCAAGTTGCACACGGCGGTCTCATCCGGGGTTGAAACCTCCATAATTTCAGTGCACAAATTGGAGGACTTGACGATTCCAATGTTTTGCTGGTTGCTCTTTCGGTTGACCGCATCCTTGTAGCACATATAAGGTGTGCCCGTTTCCACCTGGCTCTTGAGGATTGCGTCCCAGACATCCCGGGCCGGTACCTTTTTCTTGTATCGTCCTTGGGCTACATATGTGTTGTAGAGCTCGTTAAACTCCTTGTCGTAGACATTTTGCAGACCGGGGGATTCGTTTGGGCACATCAGGTACCAGTCCTCGCCCCTCTCAACCTTTAGCATAAATAGGTCGGGAATCCAGAGCGCCGTGAACAGGTCTCGGCACCTCATCTCCTCATCCCCCTGGTTGAGGCGCAGTTCGAGAAACTCCATAATGTCGGCGTGCCACGGCTCGAGGTACACGGCGAAAGCCCCCTTTCTCTTTCCCCCACCCTGGTTTACATATCTCGCGGTATTGTTGAACACTCGTAGCATAGGCACGATACCGTCCGCGACTCCATTTGTCCCCTTGATTCGGGTTCCGTTTGCTCGTACATTAGAGCAGTGAAATCCAATTCCTCCAGACCACTTGGAGATTTGGGCGCACTCCTTGACTGTGTCGTAGATACCCTCAATAGAGTCATCCTTTGTGGCAACTAGGAAGCAGCTTGACATTTGTTGGCGGTTGCTTCCGGCGTTGAACATTGTTGGCGAGGCGTGTGTGAAGAACTTTTGGGACATCAGGTCGTATGTCTCCTTGACTCGGGGGTAGTCGTCCCCGTGGATAGCCAGGGCAACACGCATAAACATGTACTGTGGGGTCTCCCCGTTGTTGAGGTATCCCTTTTGGAGTGTCTTGATACCAAAGTACCCAAAGTTGTAGTCTCTCTCGTGGTGGATCCAGCCGTCAACATCCTTTGACAGGTACTTCATAAAGATGTCGCTTACAACTCCACTCGTGTAGAGAGAAATCATGGCGTCACTGAAACACTTGAAGGTGTTTTTCTGGATGTTACTGACTGTGATGCGCATCGCTAGGGTTTCATAGTCAGGGTGTTCAGTGATCATCGAGATGGCCACTTCTGAAGCGAGGTTATCAATTTCTGAAGTTGTTATTCCGTCGTACATCCCAGTAAACACCTTCTGGGCCACCTTGTCAGGCTCGATGTTTAGCTTTGTGAATTCAGGTTCAGAATTTAGTTTTGAAATTCGGCGGGTCACCTTGTCAAAGAGCATCTCGACGACATCACCGGATCTCTTGACAACCTTCATTGTACTAGAACAGGGTTTTTTTTCTCTAAGCTGATAGTAACATGGCTACTCAGTTCTGGCCCAACCCACTGAGTGACGCATTCTTTTCCGAGTTTAACCGTGCAACCATTCAGAAGAACATAATTTCAAAAATGAAAGAAAAAACAGGGTACACTATTGATGCCCAGAATGACGGGGACCTCCAGGCACTTATGAAGCGTGTCTATGTGAACATGTTGGCAAATCCGTATACAAATGTGCGTCAACAGGTGGAGAATATGAATAGCAAAGTGGTTGACGAGGCGACGGGAACAATCAGCACGGGGATGCTCCAGCAACTCCTGTACCTGAGAGACATCTCCAGCAACCCAGTACCACTCGCCCCACCAATCAGCACATCAACATATGGAAACAAGATCCCAAATAATTTTAAAATTGGATTCTAAATAGTAGATGAAGGCTCTGGATGACATTTTGTTTGGATTTCTCATATTTTTTGCACTTGATCGTATGATTCGTTTTGTGAGTAATGCGTTTGTGGAGCCTTGGGCGTTGAAGAGGTCGGGGAATCCTGAGCGTGCGGAGAGTTGGAAGTTGTTTTCCGAGTTTGCTATGTTGATGGCTTCACTCGTGGTCGTGTACAGGTTCCGCAAGCAGCTTCACAGGTTTGACACGTCTTAAAAGGAGGTGAACCTATGTAGGTATGATGAATAAGTTTAAAGACGAGACGGCGTCACTGTGCAAGTCAAAGGGGTGGGACAAAGCTCCAATCAGTATTGTTTGGATGTTGTTGAATGAGGAAATGGGGGAGCTCGCCTCGAGTATTCGCCAGGCCCATCGAATTTATCGAAAGACGGGACTGAGGAAGGACAGGGGAACAGATGTTGTAATGGAGATGGGGGATGTGTTTAGTTATCTTTTTCAACTCGCCTATATGTTGAACATCGACATGGATGAAATGTGGGAGCTCCACCGACAAAAGGTCCAGACCAAATTCTACAAGGAAAATAATAATATCGATGTTTATTAAATGGCGAGCGTTGCTCGACTAAATGACGATATCCAAATTAATAAGTTTAATATCACAACTTGGACAGGAGACTATGGAATAAATTACGATGGGTTCCCCAAAAACATGTATATCGACGGGTCTTATGTGACGCAGATGGATGAGACACCTACAGAGTACCCATCAATCATCGACGAGGACGATGTCAACCACTTTGACCCCCAGCGCCTGAACATGTCAGGGCCTATGTACCTCAAGGAGGCGAGTGTAAACCCCGCCCCATACAGAATGTACCCCGCGCGCAAGTATGAGTACGACGATGGCGTCGTCACCTGGGACAGACCCGGGCGTCCAAGAATAGTCAAGGAAAAAGACGAATTTGAAAACAGAACAATTAAAATTATCCTTGGTATTATTATTTTATTACTTATTTTCAGGCGTTTTGGATTGAAGAAGATTGTCAAGTAATTTTTATTATTTTCGGTGCTACAACCTTTACTAGTTTTGATTCAAGATTTGCGATGAGTAATTTTTTACGGGCACTCAATTGTGGGCACGCGTGTGTCTCCAACTGAATGCAGCCACTACACAATGTCGCACTGCATTCCTTGCAATTCAGAATCCCCATCCCCTTCTTGCAGTATGAGCACTTCATCTACTATTTCACAAACAGGATCTTTTTGCTCTAAGCGTGGTTCCTCGTCCACAATTTCACATGTGAATCCAACCTTTCTTCCCTCGATGACCCTGTCCCAAAACTCCTTCATGATTGGCAAGTTTTTTGAAAACCACGCTCGGTCTCGTTTTACATTTGTGACTACAAACTCTTCGGGTGCGTCTCCTTCGGCCGGCCTGTACTGGATAAAGTCACATTCGTCTAGGTCTAGAATTTCCATGTTCAATTGGATTTGTGCGATGTAGTGCTTTGGTATTTTGTCTTCAATCTTGCGGGTCAGAGGGCACTTGATTTCGATGAGTCTTCCGCACTCTGTGATTCCGTCTGCTGACCCTCCGAGCCAGGGGTGGACTGGGTGTTGTACGAGTCCAATTTCATGGCTTTTTTTGTTGTACCTTGCGTCGTATATGTCTCTTGCAATGGGTTCGAGGATGGTTCCCCTTTCGGTGGCTGCGTTACCACCGAATTTGCGGCCACCCACCTTTTTTACAAAGAGTCCGTTTTGTGATTCATAGGGGTTATCTCCTATTGCTGTGGCGGCGTCACTTGCTGTCAGCATCGTCTCCCTCAGTGCCAGCCATTCTGGGCTTCTTTGTTCGAAGTATGTCGCTTTCAGAAGTTTTTCTATTCTTGGGTCCATTGACGGGGATCTCCTTATTCTTAAATCGTGGGTCCGTCTTAAGTACAATTTGGGCTGAATTTTGCTCAGCCTCCTTTTTTGTTGTCGCAAAGCCACACCCACACTCGAGGCCATCCACCACAACTTGGATACAGAATGTTCCGTTATTATGACTCAACACATTATATTCGGGGAGGGGCATTTTCAAAACTTGACACCACCTCATCAGCTGGTCTTTGTAGTTGTCATCTTCGAGCGAGGTTTCAACGCGCGAAAACACTCCGAGCACAAAGTTTTTGGCGTGAACCATCCCGAGGTCGAGATAAATAGCGCCGACGAGAGCCTCAAACACATCCTCCATGATATTGTCATTTGTGACCCATCCGTTGCGCTCCCCCTTTTCATCCATCAAGACAAGGGACTGCAAACCAAGATATTTAGCAATTTCGCATAATGTTTTTCCTCTTACCATTTTTGTTCTTGCTTTTGTGAGGAACCCCTCCTGTTTTTCTTCGTAGAGGTCGAAGAGGTATTTCGTTATTATAAATCCGAGGACGCTGTCTCCCATAAATTCGAGGGTTTCGTATGATCCGGTGAGACCAGAGTATCGCTTCAGCGCACTTTTGTGAGTGAAAGCACGCTGATACAATGCAAGGTCTTTTATTTTAGTTCCTACAAGTGTGTTTACTCTCTCCCTCGACAGTTCGGGTGTAGGAACAAGTTCCATACAATTACATTACTATTTTAGTTTTAAGTAACTACGCAACCTAGGCAGATGCGGCCACCTTGGGTTTCTTGGCCACCTTTGGGCGCTCTGGCTTGGGCTCGGTGGATGCTGGGGCTGGCTCCTCAGTTGCCTTGCGCTTCACCTCCTTGGGCTCCTTGACAAAGTGTGGGTTGATGTACTTCTGGATGTTCAGGAAGGTGATTTGGGTGTCTGCCGGTGGGTTCAGCAGGGTCTTCAGGATGTCGTCCAGAGTAATCATCTGTCCATTCTTCAGCTTGTGCTCCTCCAGGTACAGATTCATACGCTTGGTGACATCCGCCCGGGAAATGCGATCCTCGGGGCCCAGCTTCAGAAAAGCACGCAGCTCGGGGGAAATTTGGAGGGGCTTCTTGAACCCGTTATTCTCGGAACGGGCCTTTGCCTTCTCGCCAGTTGGGTCCTCAATGTGAGCCTTGATCTTACGCAGGTCCTTGCGAATAGCCTTCAGCTCCTTGTCCAGGGTCTCGAGGGTAACAGTGGTGGTGGCCATCTCTACTGTACCTAAGACCTAGGTCTTTAAGCCGATGTAGAGGGCGAAAACTAGTATCATGACCAAACTTACAGCAAGTTTCAAGGCAATTTCTTTAACCTTGACTTGACCGTCGTCCACGGGTTTGAAAGGGGACTCTGTCTTTTGGGTTGGGTCTCCGCTTGTTGGTAAGTTTACATTGAAACCAGCGGGCAGAGTTCCTCCGAAAGTTTGGCGAAACTCCACATCCATTCGAGGTTGGTGTCCTGGTTTTGTTCCGCAGTTTGGCTGGCAGCACCCCTGATCACATGGGTACACAAGTCCATTGTCTCTTGAAACATATCCGCAAATTGGATTCGATGGGTCCATAGGGTCCGAGAGACATCCACAACCTTTAGTTATAAACTTGACACTACAGTCTGCGCTCATCTGATATAAAGAAACAAAATTTATAAAGTATAGAATGGAGTACGCAACCCCTCAGAAGCTTCCAGACGGTCGTTACTTTTTGAAGATTACAGGTCAGCGTAAGCAGTTTAATGATGTGACACTCCAGGATGACCTGACAACCAAGAATCTGAATTTGAAGATTAATGATGATCAGGTGGTTTTTTTCAAGGGTATTGATGAGGAGGTTTTGACTCAGGCGAAGCAGTCCAAGGTGGAGTGGTTCGGCAAGGAGCTTTCGGACGAGACTATTCAGAATGCGTACCAGGAGAGTATCACAGATGGTGTTGTCGGTGCTTCCCTGGCGACTGTAAAGGGTGATTTTATTACGAGAGCGTTTGATCGTCAGCGCAATCCAATTGAGCTTGGCACTGTGAAGAAGGATACCCAGTGCGATATTGTGCTTGAGTTGTCAGGCCTGTGGTTCCTGAAAAAGTCGTTTGGTCCAATTTGGCGGGTCCTCCAAGTTCGTGTGAGGGGGGCACCCAAGGCGCCCGAGTTTGCAAAGGAGTACCTGTTCGAGGATGATCCAGCAGACGATGACCCAGCAGATTATTTGGACTAGACCAAAGGTCTTGAAAAAATATCGCCATTTAATATAAATGGACCGCAAGAATCTTGTCATCCTGCTTCTGGCGGCGGTGGTTCTTTTTCTGATATTGTCTCCTCGCGCAAGTGGGTACGGTGTGGGTTCAACCTCCATCCCCGGTGGATTTAATTTAGGAAACACTCTGTACCAGGGTGCTGGTGCTGTTGCAGCTAGCGGTGGTCCAAGCTCAGAGGGCAGCGGCACACAGTCCACCCAGGGCAACCAGTCCCTGGGGGAGGATAATGCACCTGTTGACCCACAGTACGGCGGTGCCGACTCTGTTTCCGCAGCAAGCCTGATTCCCCGCGAGGTGGTTCAGACCGAGGACTTTGGTCAGTTCAGCCCAGACAAGATTCTGACAAACCAGAACTACCTGGACCCCCGCAGCCAGATTGGTTACCCAGAGACCATCGGCGGAGTTCTGCGCAACGCCAACCGCGACTTCCGCTCCGAGCCAATCAACCCCCGCAACCCAGTGTCCATCTTCAACCTCAGCACAATCCCACCAGACACCATGAGACCCAAGTTTGAGATTGGCTCAGCCTACTGAGGACTTGGAGTCCGCGTGTTAACCAATTAAAAAATAGAATTAAAAACAGTATATGGCGACTGACGACCGATTCAAGCAGGCGATGACTGAATGGGTTGGAATAAAGAGCCAACTTGCATCAGTTCGCAAAGATCTTACCGTGCTCAACAAGCGCGAAAAGGAACTTCGCGAATTTGTTACTGTCCAGATGATAAACCTGGAGATTGACGCCGTAAAGGTGAGGGAAAAGATTAAAGTGAATTTAAAAACAAAAAACACCAGAGGGAGCATCACCAAGGATGTCATTCTGACTGGCCTCAAGAATTACTTTCACGGTGACGAGGAAAAGGCTGCCGAGGCTTTCAAGGCTATCCAGGAGGCTGCCCCGATGAAAAAGAAAAGCACCGTCAGCATCTCAGGGCTCAAGGACCTGACGGCTTAAGGACTTCGACACCTGAATAGAAAAAGAAGTCACCTGGACTTGACAAGATGGGTGTGAACGATGAGTACTCTCGTGACGCATACGACTACGAGCTCGCATACGACTCGGACGAGTCTGTCGACTCCCCGGACCCCCTCCATCCAGAAGACTGGCAAGACTGGTACTCTGAACAACTTCTGGATGCATGGATGACAATCAGGGAATATGCGGATAACAACTATATCGAGTTACCAGTCAATTATTCCCAGTTTGTAGACTTTGTCATGAATAGCGAAAACTACTACACAGAGGAGGCGCCAAGCCCTCTGACTGAACTTATGTGGGACGCAATCAAGGATATCCAGGTTATCCAAGAAAACACAAAGTTTGAAAACTTTTCAGCATGGATGAATGAATTTTTGTATACATTAATTAATAATGATTGACATCACTGGACAAAAGGTTATCGTCCCAGCTATACTTTTTGCAGCACTCAGTCTCCCCTATTTACAATTTAAAGATGAAAAAGTGACGGCGGTGATACATGCAGTTGTACTTGGTCTACTCTACTTTGTCATTTCTAAATTTATAATTAAAATTACAACAACAAAGGCTGACTTGGTTGTCCCTGTAATTTTGTTTTTGATTTTATCACCAGGTGTACTCTTTACACTTCCCCCTCGGGGTGGTTTGCCGGTGGTTGTCATTCTTCACACATTCATTTTTGCAATTATTTTCGCCACACTCCGAACTGTGTTCCCACAGTACTATTAAATTAAAATCTAAAATCAGATGAAGAACCTCGCCATAGGTCCTGGCGCTATGGGTCTTTTTGTGTTTATGGGGTCTCTCCATAAACTCCACGAGTCTGGTCATTTAGAAGATTTAGAAGAGATTTCAGGGGCGAGCGCAGGCAGTCTCTTGGGTTTCTTCTATTTGCTTGCAAAAAGGGATATTATAAAAGTCCTGGACTATTCCTTGAAAACCCCAATAAAACAAATTATGAAGCCGAATATAAAGAGTTTTTTCAGGGATTTTGGTGCCGTCCCTGTCTCGAAGGTTCGGAAAGTCTTGTCCGAAGCCTGTCTTGAATTTACATCTAAGAATGAAATTACCTTTGAGGAGCTCTATAGGCTGTGTCCCATCAAGCTTCACATAGCAGCTTTTTGTGTGGATTTGAAGCGTACAGATTATTTCAGTGTTGACAAGACACCCACGATGAGTGTCCTTGACGCAGTCTGTATGTCGATTGCTGTTCCCTTTTTGTTTTCTGTTTCTAAATTCAATGGGTGGCACTATGTGGATGGTGGTGTCGCCGAAGCCCTGCCGTGCGCCCCATTCATGGGGAAACCAAAGGAGGATATCCTCGCACTTGAACTCGAATTCTCAAACAAAAAACAAGACATAAAAGATATCAAGCAGTACGGCCTCGAGGTGATGTACACAATACTCCACATGAGGTCTAGATATGAAGTTCCAATTTTAAATGTAAATATGGGTGACACGAATGTGTTTGATTTCACAATGAATAGTGAGATGAAGATTCGTTTGTTTATGATGGGCCAAAGTCAGGCTGGAAAATTTTCTTCTATAATTTAAAACTAAAATGCGTACTATTATGCGTTCCGGATACACACAGACTCGTAAGCGCAAGACTATTACCGTTCACCGTGACGGCAAGACTATTCGGTATGTGCGTTCAGCCGGCAAGACCTATGTCAAGCCTACTCCCATCAAGGATGTGGGTGCGGCAGGAAAGGGTCCCAAGCTGATTGGCCCCTTGAAGCACGGTATGTTGACCAAGTTCCACTACCACCCAGTCGAGAGCCCCGAATTTAGAAGAAAGGCCCTCACCCGGGCAATCAAGAAAGGCGGGGAGAATCCACTCGCCGTGATGCGCAGACTCATCGCAGTCAGCACATACACAAAGAGAACACTCCCAAGAGCATCCAGAATATACAGACAGGACTTTGACTGGGTCAGAAGAATGTTCTTCAAGCCAAAGAAAACAATGAAACAAGATCACGAGCACATGACTGCAATTAAGAAGATGATGTAAATTTACATTCCCAGTTTTTTAATCATAGCGGCATTCATAGCTTTGTTGTGAGACACGCCCATCTTTCTGGCATTAAAATACGCATTCCGCACACGTGAGTTGTTTTCCCTCATAATAATTGATTGAAGTTCACTCTGCTGTCGAGCAGTCAACCCAGTTATAACAATCATAGCATCCCTGTGGGTAAAATGTTTCTTGCGCAAGACGTGATAAATCATAGCCCTTTCCAAGCTTGTCGTCACATGAGCAACACTCACTGCATTTATATGTGAAATTCCAACACGCTGGAGAAAGTTGGCAACTCCGGCACGCTTAATGTTGTTACTTCTATTCATCCTTACTTAAAACATAGAAAATAGGTGAGAGTAATGGCGGATGATGTCCGCAGTATTTCTCAGAGTATCTGGTCCGCACTTGGCCCTGGATACTCTGAGCGAGTGTATCACAACGCGTTTGAGGTTGAACTTAGGAAAAGAAATATACCATACGAGACGGAGAGAATCATCCCCATCAGTTATGACGGGCACAATGTGGGGAATGTTCGGGCCGACATCATTATCGACCACAAAATTGTGATTGAAATCAAGGCGGTCTCAAGGATGACTGAACAATTTAGAATTCAAATTCAAAAATACATGGAGTTGACGGGGTGTAAGGAGGGGTACCTGATCAACTTTCCGACAGACAAATCAATTGTGGATATTCAGTATATTAGTTAAATCTTACTAGTTGAGCCGAAGGCTCGAGTATTCCGAGCGCAGCGTCTATTCAAGCTCCTAAACAGTTTTCCAAAATTCCCATTTAAGTTCTTCGCAAATTTTCTTCCATATTTCGTCTTGTGCGTACAATTTCTCTTTTGATTTCAAAAGTGGGAAGCAGGGCAGGTAGTCGTCTTCGCCAAGGAGTTCGCAAAACTTGTAGAGTACATATGAGTATGACAAAAAGTTTTTCCTCTTTTCCGGTTTGTTTTTTTCAAAAGGTTTTTGAATTTGGTGGAACATGAGTCTAAGTTTGTCTTCGAGGGGTTGGGGCATCGTCGGTGGCTGAATCCCATTCAGAATTGTTGTTATGTAAGGGACATGCTCATAGTATTTGGACTTGTCGAGCTTCTTGAGGAGCGTCTTGACTTTTTCGTGTGTAATTTCAGATAGATCCTTAATCTTCTGTTTCTTAAATTCATTTCTTAAAAGGGAAATTACTTCCTCGGGCACATTTGTGGATTCTTTTGCTTGGAATTGTGAGACCCATTCGTTAAAATGATTCTCCCTTTTGTACGAATATACAATGTTCTTTTCCATTTCCTGTTCCTCTTTGAATCCAACCTCTTCGCCGAGATAGTACTCTGTGAACCCACACTCTTTGCATACTCTGTCACTTGTAATCTCATCAAGCATAAAAGAGTATTCACTTTTACAATTCTTACAAGGTAAGAGTTCGGGGTCTGAATTTTTAATGTCTGAATCGTGCTCATCCTCAACTTCAGTCATGTACCGTTTGAAAATATCCTTCCTCCGCACGCCCTTTTTTGAAGTCATTTTCAAACCAAGTACAGTCTTCATTTGGACAGCAGGAGTCTCCATATCAATCTGGGAATATTCCCTCAATATTGGAACTGTATCCAACAAATACGCATACAACTCCTCCTCATTTTTACAAGACTTTACTTTTTCAGCATATCTCGCCTCCATAGCAATTAAAAACAATTTTTTTTTATTTAACTCTCATTGTCGTCAATTTTAGCAGCCAAATAAAACTTCAAATCCCCCAAGTTCGCAATTGTATATCTGAAAATAATTGGCATTTCTGGTGATTGTAAATTTTGCATGATTTGTACGCTTGAGCACATGCTTGTCGCTCTTGTGTACATATTGATGTACTTGAGGCTGTATGAGTTTCCTACTCTTGATGTGGATTCCGGGTATTCTATTTTTGTAATTTGATCTGCGAAATCCCCCATGCAGCTTAGTTCGAGAATGTTTCCATCTCTTATAATATTCATATCAGAGGATAGATTTCCCATGTCCCGAGCAATCTTCTGGAAATCCACCGAGGGCAGGGTGGTGATGACATCCATCTCTATATCAGGAACCTCCAACTCATCCTCATTTATGTCCAACAACTTCAACTTGAAAGCTGTGAATGACTTTTTAGACGAATTTTCAATTTTAATTTGCATATAGTCTCGGCCCTCGATGTCAATTGTGAGTGTGTCTTGGGAAGTGACCGACTTGAGCAGCTTAAACATATTAGCCATATTCATGCCCGCAATGATTTTACCAGCACAATCATACTCTTCGAAATTCTCAGCCGCGAGGTGCATATGTACAAGAGTCACGTGAGCAGTATCAATGGTGAGAATTCGTATACCCTCATCTGAAAAATATACATTCACATCATTGATAATATCTTTTAAAACTTCAAAAACAGCTTTAAAGGCGGAAGCTTGTATTGTTTTAAGGTGCATATGAAATATGTGCAACATGACTTTAAGTTATTTCATTGCACTTCTTTTTTGGTATGCAGTTGAAGGGTTTTCGTTTATTCGTGCTTCGAGTTCGGGTGTCAGATGGGGTTGAAGGCTCGTCCCGTATCTTTCAAGGTTGAACACAGTATCAGACGTGTCTGAACCGTCTAAATTGAAAACAAAATTAGAGTTGTCAAAAAATTCTACATCGGATGGTACCATAGATTCGAGCCAGGCTTTGACTTCAGACCCTACCATCATTTTTCCTTCGTTTGTGACGAGTGTTGGCACTCTTGTTATTTTTTTGGACGGGACTCCCTGGTCTATTATGTTCCAGAATCTTATGATTGGTTGGAGCGCTGGTTCCCTTTCGATGTACTTCAGTACATCTTGACAGTATTGGCACCTGTCTGAGTAGACGAGGAGTGCCATCTATTATTATGGAGTGAAGTTTCTACTGGAGGTTAGCGCACATTTCTTTTCGCGCCTACAGTATATGGAGAGCTTGATATGGGTCTTACTTGTCGTGGCTCTCTTTTTCTTATTTTTCTGGAAACCCCAAGAGACTTATGATATGGCGTCTGACCAAAAGCAGGGGGTGTCCCCTGACATTATCCAGGCAATCATCGAAGCAGTCCAGAAACAAAGCCCAGATGAGGTTCCCCTTGAGACACTCTTCATAAACATGACTGGCCCAGACACATTCTCGTCCAGATTTATGTTCTTCAACACCCAAGGCTACTTTGGCACCCAGTATGATGTACAGGCCCGTGTCACGCCTGAGGGATCAGTGCAAATTATCAATATGAGCACATCCGCCCAGGTTGACAAGTACGACTCTGGGTTTACCCCATTCAAACCAGACAGCTACACAGACTACTCTGACATTACCAAAACATCAGACGCAAAACTCCAGTCTGAACTCACCAACTTTAGAAAAGTCCAAATAGATTCAACAAACAAGACCGATGTCTTTGCTACCCAAAGTATATCAAACCAATACAACCAGAACATCACAACTGACCAGGGTATGCAGAAATTCTTCGCAACCGAGCCCCAAACGACATTTACAAATCAGGCCCCCGCGTCATCTTATGTTCCAGGGCCATCCCCTGCTCGGTCTGGAGGCATTCTTGCGCCAGGTGCAAATGTATTTAATCCACAGTAAATGGTAGATGGCGTCAATCGTCTCCGTAAAGGACCTCGCCGAAAAGGACAAGGTCCGGAGGGACATCAAAAAAGAAATATACAAGAGTATTCTGGGCCAATTTTCTCGGAGAATTGCGGCTCGGTTTGATCTCGGCGACAAAAAGACAGTGTTGACTGTTCCTCCTTTTGTCGTTGGGTTTCCACGGTATGATCTGGTTGAGGCGGTGCGCTACATTGGGAGACAACTCGTGCGCCTCGGATACAGAGTAAATATGGTCGGACCAACAAGTTATGAAGTTTCGTGGGAAAAACTCAAGGAAAAGGAACCAATCACAGAGGAACTCATCGAACCCGAGTTTGAATTCCCAAGCCTCATGAATCTCAAAAAGACAGCCGAGAAATATTCTAAGAAATAATAATAATGAATAGACGAGATGCACTCGTGCGGGAAATAAATAATTTTAACAAATATCTTGATCCACAACTGTATATACAAGCAAACAGGTCCGGAGAAATTATGATTGTAAATTATTATTATGGCAAATTAAGTGTTGCTCGTCAAAGCTGCTATCTCGACGGCCCCGAAATATATTTAGAAAGTGGTAGGACAAATATCAATTATCGGCGCCGGGGGTTTGGTACACAGATTCGTGCTATTATTCTTTGGTGCGCAAAAAGAGCAGGGTACAAAACAGCATTCCAAACATCAATGTTCCTGACAAATTCAAACAGGTCGAGAAACAGGCCACCGAGTGCTTACATAATGAATAAACTTGGATTTAACACTTACAAAAACAATAAAATAATGAATAGTCTAAACGCAAACAACACAACAACCGAATACAGATCTATGAATTTAAACAGAAATACTCCAGGTATAAATGCTGTTATTCGTCAAATTATGCGTTAAAGATGTGAGGTTTGTTTTAAGGAATGGCTGACTGCAATGAGGAGATTATCTCTCTCATCAGGCTGCGTATGGACAAGGGTCGCAAGGAGTACGGGCACGGTCTCGTCCAAAACTCAGGGTACGATTGGCTCAAAGAGGCTTTGGAGGAGGCACTGGACCTGTCAGTGTACCTTGCTGCAAAGATTATAGAGATTGATAATAGGAATGAGCAAGCAAAACTTCATTCGTGAGGTGAACACCTTTGCGAGGTCTCATGTAATTTCGGATCAAAATATGAAATTGTCAATGTACCACGATGCTCGATTAGTCGCGACACTCCAGTGTAGTGCAGATGGCAAAGTGTTTTCGCTTGATATGCTTCATGTTCCCGACATAAACAACAGACGCCGTGGGTACGGGAGGAAACTTATATCAATTGCAGTCTGGTGCGCCCGAAGAGCAGGTTTCAAGAAGGTTGAAGCGATTTCAACACATTTGAACAAACCGACGCGCGGCACAGGGAGACCCAACTCAGCCCCTCTCCTCAACCGTCTCGGGTTTAAGATTAACCTCAACAGCAACACAGAAAACAACACAACAGAGTTTATGCACCTCAATCTGAATAAAAACATACCAGAAGTCAACGCGGTAATAAGACAAATCAATAATACTCGTTAATATCAAATGGACATACTTGAGGGTTCAGAGCGTCGATACACCAAGAAACTGTGTGACTCTATGATTCCCTCTATGATTGAAACTTTTTGGGAGATTTGGCTCGAGGCGAAGAAAGAGTCCAAAGGGAAGAATATGACCCTCGTTTTCCAGGAGCTGCTCAAGGGTATCAAGGTATGGAACAGCTCAATTAGTTTAAAACACGCAGATAAAATTAAAAACTCAAATCCTCTTTTTCAAAACTTTTTGGCCGCCGTGTTTATATGTCATGTGAAGATTTTGATGAATGGAATACGGATGGATAAAAAGCCTAAAAAGGTTGGTCTCAAGCTTCCCCCACACGATGTGTTTGTCCAGCGGTGTTACGAGGCGTGCGGCGAAGACCTGTACTATCACCCATCAATCATCACTGACCCCTCAAAGACAGATGACGATAGAAAGAAAGAGTTGACAGAGAGATTTACATGTAAAATTCAAAATGTGATTGAGGACCTTATTCCTTGGGACACTATCGTGGGTGACCTCAGACAGGATGCAAGCTTCGACGAGGGTGACCCCGACGACTCCCAAGAGCAAGAGGAGGAACCCACTGAACCAATGGAGGAACCAGACTCTTCAGAACCACCGCAGGACAGTGGAGATCTCCAAGACATTGCAAACGACTCTGGAGCACAAAACTCCACAGAACCAGTCGCGGAAACTCCAAACGGATCCACCACATACGCAGTCACACCCTCCTTGAAACCACCAACCGTCACAAAACTAAACGAATCCGGCGAGTCCCTGTTTGACGACGCACGTGAAAAATAAACCCAATACTAATTTCCGTATGTAATTAATAATGGACAAGTACTTTCGTGAGCCTTTGAGCGCAGCAGCAATTGCCGCCGCCATCACAGCAGGGTATGTGTTTGCCAAGGCAAAGATGAATGGCGAGGGGAAGCTCAAGAATTCAGAGATGATGAAACCTGCATTTCTGGTTGGACTTTTGGTTTACTTTATTATTTCCCAGGGTGTTGGTCAAGGTGATGCAGTTTCAAAAGATCCTTACTAAATAAAGAGTACAAATTTAGATATATAA